GCCTGATACTAAACCAAGATCATGACACAATCTACGCAAGACGGTTTGCTGCCAGAACACGTCATTTATGTAACCAAAGACAGCATCGTTAGATCTCATTTGTACTACAGCATGTAGCAGTTCTCCTTTTCTGTAATAGGTTACTGCATTAGTACAAACAAAATCGTTCTTACCATGCTCTCTATATTGAGTATGCATATTTGGGTTTGTATAAATCATTGTAGCTCTACGTGAGTGAGGGTTTTGTTTCAGCTCCCTAAGTACGTACTCATATTGACTTCCGTTAAAAGCGCTATGCACGAGATAGCCATAATTAGAATTAACATTGCCTTTACGATTCGCTGCATACTCTTTCCAAATGACTGGTACTTTTCCATATTCTTTTTCTAACTCCTTAAGATTTAAGCTGAGTGTATCATACCATCTGACCTCAGCTTCTTGATATTCGCGATTCGGTTTACCAAATATTGTCGGTTCTGTTGCTAAAAAACTAGCACCTATGATCTCAATGTTACCATCGGGTTGTATCTCTTTATCTTTATACATATCAATAAATATTTCACGTATATCTTTTACGGTGTTGACCATTCCACTACCTTTCCTGTGTTCCATCTCTTAGCTTCTTCTTCTGCAGCTTCCTTAGTATCAAATAGTTTTATTGGCGTTTCAACAGTCCACATCGAGCCTTCCTTGACGTACTCAGTTCCATCATCGAAAGGCTCTATTATTACTGCATACAATATCATTCTATTTTTTTCTTACCTGCATAATTTCTATTCATCCATACAACACAACGTGATGCGTAATTAATTAGATCTTTAAGACAGTCTTCTGCACTGTCAAAGTTTACATCACCTTCTTGTTCCATTACAGATCTAAATCGTAACAGCTTAGTGTTCAGCATAGTATCAAATGACTTCCATCCATGCGGATAGTAGTCATCATCACATACAGAACCACCTTGATAGTCTTTACCTTTCATTTCCATTAAGGCTGAGCACTCTCTTAGTACTTGTATTGCTTCATGTAAGTAAGTTTCTCTTGTCAATGTAATGTCTCCTTTACTACGTCTTCTGATATAACACTTTGCTTAACGCATTCACTTAATAGTCTGTTAATAGTATTCCATTCCATTTTCTCAGATCGGTATACAAATATAGCAATGGCGAGCAAACAGCCCGCCACCGCAAATGGATCATGTTCTTCTTCTGTTAACTCTACTACAGTCTGCATAATACGTTCATGAACTTTATATGTAGGATTTATTGTCATACCGCTGTTATCTCCTCTAAATCTTCACGGTACTCTTTCATTAGATAGGCACAGACTTTATCCCACGTATCATATGTTTCGCCATCACAATCTACTACTACTCCATCGAACTCCTCATCATCACAGCATACATGGAAATTACTATCCCATTCTACGCTACCATAGCAGTGGATCTCTCCGCCATCAGGCTTTTTATACACATGTTTATCGTTCTCTTGCGTTGTTGTATTGTCTACACTCATAACATTCTCCATTATTCTGTTGTTATTCGTAGTATCTAGCTAAAATATCTGCCACATACCAGATGACGTAAGCTCCTGCTACGCCACCTGCGAAACTAAATAATATAAGACTAAGCACTTTGTGACACGTAATAGTCGTTTACATACACGTCATAATGCGTAGCTTTATCTAAAGGTAGGTAGCAGTCATAAGCTCTTGGATGTCTGCCATCCATCTTGGCCCACATAGTTCTTGGACCTCTACCCATGAGTCTAACTCTCATCTTAGTTCCCCAACCCTTCTCGCTGTTCATAAGCTTTACGCTTTTCTTTAGCTCTATAACTGCAGGATCTTCTCGGTTTGTTACAGTAAACTTATAACCGCTCATTGGAAATCTTTCTTTGGTTACTCTATGTAATGCTGTTGTTGCTTTTTTCATGTTGCTATTCTCCTAATTAGCTAATTCAAAGTTTTCTTGCAGCTGTTCTTCTCGCTTGGTATTCATCCATTCTTGTAAGCAAGATACTGCGTCTTTCTTATCGAGGTTAAAGTCGTCTACTAGATACGTACATGCGCCAAACATATTGCATTCGCCGCTTGCTCTAAGGTTATCAAGGAACTTAAAGCATTCTTTCTTATAGGATTTGGTAAGGTTTCTAGGCATTCATTCTCTCCACTTTCTTTTGGTCTTCTTCACTTAAGTCTTGATACCTTACGTACTTAGCAATAGGCATATCAACTAGGCTAAACAAGCCACCTAGTCTACCCCATTCGTCTACTGGGTATGTCATTGCTTTATACGGAGCTTGTTGAGTTTGGGAATCGTTTAGTTCCATACTTACCTCCTCTTTCCTTTATGCAATTAGTTTCTACTAGTTTATATTTAGGTAATACTTTTAAAGCATCTCGGTGCATTTCATTTGTACGAGATACACAATGGTCAATAGCAGTATACGGTCCTCGGTTGTCTGATAACAATATACACTCAGGTCCTTTAATTGCTAAGTGACACATGATTATAGTTGCATAAATCATTTAGCTTCTTTTGCTTCTTGAGCATATTGGTCTATGATAAGTTCCTTGAGATACCACTCAGCTTTTTTAAGATCATTTATTGCTTGACCTTTAGCTCTGTAACGCCAAATGTATTTCATGATGTTACCTTGTAAGTACCCTTGATACTCTGCACCCGTGGCTGATTTGATTGCTTCAATGCATTCAACGTCACCTTGCTTGTAATGTGGTGGACTATTGACAACTAGCTCGTCAATGGTCATAAAGTCTTTTGCTACTTTCATTGTGACTCTTTCTAGTGATTAGTTCAGGCAGCGCGAGCTTGTCTCGCGGTAAAAGGGAACTGCGTGACGCCCTGAACCCCGTTGTCGGTTATGTAAAAAATACCCTTACCCCCATGGCCCTCGTGGGCACGCTTAGTATAAGCGCACGCCAACGAGGACTATGAGAGCAAGTAGTAGGAGGATTGATATGGTAAACATTAATGTCTTTCCTGAAGTACAATGAGGCCGAATATAACGACCCCAAGGACTATAAAGAACGACACAGACATCAGAAGGGCAACTTCTGTTCTGACGGCTCAGATGTAGCTACACTAGGTGCAGACTCGATAGCTTCGAAACCTGCTGTAGGCGTGTACTCTACGAGATCTACAACTTGAACTGCAGTAAGCGACGTAGCAACACCTTTACGACCAGGTGCTTCGTATTCATACTGCCACAAGTTGACATTAACCTTGGAACCGTTGCCGATATTAGTGCCGTCAAGAGGCTGTAGCTTAGAATCTACGATCTTAACAGGCGCATTTGGATTGCCATCGGCTTTGATACCTTTACGCTTTAGGTTAACATTAGAGGTCTTATCGTCGTCTTTGTCTTGCTTGACATTAAGACCGTAATCTTTGAGCTCTTGAACTTTAGCAGCATCAGAGGTCTGTATCACCATTTCCCATTGCTTAGAACCGAATGGGTTAACGGGTGCGTCAGTACCTGAGACACGACAAAATTTAGCTGTAAGATCTTTTATGATAATGGAACGAGGATATGTACTCACGACTTTACTCCTTTATAGTTTGATTAAAATTAGTATATGCAACGCGAGCTTGTCTCGCGCTACAAGGATTAACTAGGATACTGGTTACTTACAAAGTGATCGACATTGAGATTATTAGAAACGATATGGATAATCTCATCGACACCTAGCGCTACATTATACACTGCAAGCGCATAGTCAAAGATTTCTTGATGTGTCATAACAACTCCTTTATAAGAAATACTACGAGCAATGCCAGCTTGTCTGGCACCATACAATACCCCTAGCCAGGTGGGCATTGAGAGACACATGACTATCTTGCAGATCACCCTATTATTATACCCTTATAGGTATATAGGTAACTTAACCGGCCCCACAACCCCCTCTCTAATAGGGGACAGGCGTATTTTTAGGTAAACACTTCCTACCCGTAACATGCGCTTGTCGGACATACCCATAAATATATCGGTGTCGGTACTTAATATACCGGTTAGGCTAAAAAAGAAGGCTCCCTAGAGAGCCTCCTTTCGCAGCCTAGCCTAGCCTGTCTAGGATCCTAGGTGTCCGCTCTAGCTTATAAACGTACATAAGCTCTAGCACAATACACTCCAGGTCCTTAAACGTTAGACCAGTCCTTACCTCACCATCTCCGTAGAGCTGATGATTACCTGTTGCCTCATGATCGATTAAGGCACCAGTCTTGGCGTCCATAATGGCTATTTCGTAGACAACCTCATGATCGCGATTGAACTGAAGTCCACTTTCGAAATTACCAAATCTAATGATAGACAAGTGTACCTCACCGAAGTCAAGTACGCATCTATCCTTAAACTCAGATCTTCCGAGCCATTCCTGATAACGCTCTGGCTTAAACAAAGCCTCCCGCTTGAACACGAAGTTCATTAGCAAGCCCTGCTCCAGAGCGTATCCAGATAGGACATGCCTATCCATATGTTCATCTCTTTCCATATCAACCTCCTTTAGTTGTGTTAGAGATAAGAGGATGGCACCATTACCACCCCCAACACTGAAACCCTCACTAGCCGTGAAGGTTCCATATGTATTCTTCCCATACTCCGTTGGCCTCAACCATAGCCATAGCTACAGATTGACCACCTTTCCGGGCCTCCTTGTATGCCTTAACAAACCGAGGGATTTCTCCAGCTCCGTCCGCCTCGCATAGCAAGTAGTCGAATGTTTCCCGATCCGTCTTAGATGGGATAACAAATTTGTAATTACTCATATTTACCTCCTTTGATAATTACATTTTGACCTCTTTTGGTGACGTTTAGCCTGTGATCGCTAAACCGCTATAAGAGAAGATAGAGAAAGGTTTTTTAAATTTCAAGGAGAATTTACAATCTCTATCTTCATTTTATCTATGAGAAAGCCCAGCTTGTCTGGGCTCCCTCTTGTGGACCTAGCCATCCTCCTGATAGTCATCCGGATCAAAGCTAGGACCTGGGTTAAATACTGGATCCATTTCTGGTGGATTCATATCCCTATCCAGCCTGTCCCAGTGATCCGTAAACCGATCGTAGTAGGACCACACCACACTCCTTAGTATCTGTGGATCCGCCTCCGGCACCAGCCTCTCGATCTTCCGAGCCACCTTAGCCTTTGACCTAACCTTACTCCGATCCAGCACGTTGTAGACCCGACAATCGTCCGCCGCGTCCTTACCAACCATAGCCTGAAAGACCAGAGCCTTGACAATATCCCACACGATTTGTGGTGTATGATCGCCCTCCATTCTAACGTCTTTAATGTTTAACCTCATATTTACCTCCTTTGTTTTAATGAGATCCATTGATACCAGCCATCATTTAAATCCGCCTGATAGCCAGTAACAATACGCCACCACAATGCCACAGCCAACCGCCATGACACCATGTATTATTAATACCTCCACCATGATTACCTCCTTTCTCTGTAGTTAAACCATAAGTGTAGTAGACCCATCCATATGAAAGGCCAACCAACCAGCAATACCACTGCCACTAAATCCGCCATTATGTTACCATAAGTAGGATAATGATACCAGCAAATATGCAAGTTACTCCGAAAACGTCTTCACCATTTACCATGTTGTACTCCTTTTGTTAGATCCCTTCCGGTCGAGAATGTTGGATGTAGGAAGAGAAAGTTAATAGTTTAAGAAATTATATTTTATATATAATTTAGGGATGAAGAAAGGGGGGCGTAGAATATATATGAGTGTATATATATATATATAATATTTTTTCCTAAGTCTCTCTTAAGGAAGTGCCTCCTATTAGAGATAACAATTGGTTAAATTTAACCAGGAGGCATAATGGTTCTCTACAATGATCCCTGCGATGATGTAGGTGTGAGTGTTAGCGATTGGATAAAAAGGATTAATAATGAACAAGAAAACAAACAAACAAGACCTGATAGTGCTAGGAGCAGTAGCTATAATAATCTTGCTAGCTATTGGGGTTCATTATGGACAATAGAAGAAAACTCGAACTTGTTAAAGAAGCGACAAAGCGAAAGCTCTTAACTCAATATCAGACAGACTTTGAACAGTTTGCAAAACAACAAATCAAAATAATTACTAAAGATGCTAGTAAAGGATTTGTGCCATTTATATTTAATGAAGCTCAGCAAAAAGTAAATGAAGCATTAGAGCAGCAGTTGAAGGAAAAAGGCAGGGTTAGAGCTTTAATACTAAAAGCTAGACAACAAGGTATATCTACGTTCTGTACTGCACGTACAGCTTGGAAAAGCTTTTTTACCCCTAATGCCAGATCAGTAGTTATGGCTCATGATAGTGCTACTTCTGATGCTTTGTTTGCTATGAGTAAAAACTTGTTTGACCGAATGGCAGATGAGTTTAGACCTAAGTTGCTGGCTTCAAACGCAAAGGAGATTAAGTTTGAACACAATAATGCAGGTTATAGATTATATACTGCGGGTAGTCCTGAAGCCGGTAGAGGTACTACCCCTACGATTGCTCACCTTAGTGAGGTGGCCTTTTGGACTTTTGATGAAAAGATTCTCGCCGGATTATTCCAAGGTATCTCTCAAGCTGAGGGTACCGAAGTTATATTGGAGTCGACAGCCAACGGTGCAAAAGGGGAATTTTACAGGTTATGGAAACAAGCTGAAAGAGACTATGAGAAAGGTGGTACTGAGTACATACCTATCTTTTTACCTTGGTATATCACTGCTGAATATAGGAGAGAAGCTCCGGAAAGCTTTGAGCCTACTGAAGAAGAGTCTAAGCTTATTGATCAGTATGGACTGGACTTTGATCAGCTATATTGGAGGCGTCT